AATGCTTGATCATTCGTCAATCCCTCGTCATTGAGTAAAGAACCCAAGTGAGTTTCTACATCAATAACTAAATCTTTTAATCTACTCATTTTTACCTCCGTAATAGTTATATAATCTTTTAACATTTTATTACAAGTCTTTGCAACTTTTATTTAATTAACATGTTAAAGGCCTGGATTTTACTGCCAATTTCTAGGGTTATCTTTATCTTCAAATGAAATAAACTTTTCATTCAATTGATAGATAACTCCGTTGTCATTTAACTTGTTAAGTAACTTTGGCATCTCACAATCTTCTTCAAGTGCAAACAATTCTTCATTCTTAGTTCTGATTGCATTTGGAAAATCGTTTGGATGCATTCTTGCTTTTCGAATATCCGTTCTTGTAACAATTGCCCAACCATGAGCATCGTCAATTAAATATGGTATATTTAAAACTCCCATCATTTACTTACTCCTATTTCTTTTAGCTTTTTCTAAAATCTCTTCGTCTGCAAAGTTTTTCTTCAATGCTATTGCAACTCTTTCTTGAAACCAATCACTCTCCGTAATTACATCAAGTTCATGGTAAACAAAATTTTCTAGTGCTTTTGCTAGTTCTAAACTAGTTGGTCTTACGTCTTTCATTAGAATATCTCCTCTGTTGTATCTTCTTCAATGTAGATTGCTCCACACAATTCTTCGTCTTTGATAATGTTTAGTACTCCAATACAATATTGTCTGATTTCTTGTATGCTCATTTGATTAGGATCAGAATGATTATGAGTACAAGGAAATCTAAAACTAACCATAGTCGTATATGCTTTCTTTGGCATTTTACTTCCTCCTCACTGTTATTATTATATCTTGAGGTATCGAGGATAAATTTTCTGTCCATCCCCTACCTCCACATGATGGACAAGTAACAACTTCCTCACAACTGATTGGTATGTTTCCATGTCCAACACATTCTTCACATTCATATTGTAATGTTGCCCCACTATCTTTAAGCATTGCCAATTGACCATTGATCATTTTAGTCCTCCATTTATTTTTACTATAATACTTTCAACTAATTTTAGATCGTCTGATTTGTTTGTTAAAAGACTATTAAAATTTTCTAGATTTCTTTCTCGTTCTAAAAGTTCATCTAAATATTCTTTTTGTTTTTTGTTTAAATATATTTTCATTGTTTCCTCCCTATTAATTTTTCACATAAAACTTTCATCTGCTTGTAGGTAATACTATCGTCACAAGTAAAACCAAACTCTTCAGAAAAATATTCATTGAATGATCTCTTGTCTAAATAAAGATATTCATTCCATAAATCGAAAATTCTTCCTTGATCGCCTTCAATTCGATCATTGTATCTGTTTCTATAATCTTCTGCTTTTTCCCAAACATTTATGAATTTTCTAATCCATTTTTCTTGAATGTTTGATAAAGTTACATTCCCACAATGATGATCATATAAAAGATCATCTGCACTAGTTAGAGGATTGAATTTATTTCTAAACAACCATCTACCATAAAGTTTTTCTAATGCTTTAAAACTGTCCATTGTTACCTCCACTCTTTGTAATAAAGATCGCCATCATCATCCAAATAAAGATCCTTGATGTTACAATTGTTGTCTTCAATCTTATCAACCATTTTATCTTCAAATTTTTCTCTGCCGACATAATCATAAAATCCATCATCCTCACTAGTTTGAACCCAAACATAATAAGAATGTGCTTTTTCAATTAAATCCAAAACATTTTCATAATTACCACTACAAAGTATCTCCATTTTTTTCTCCTCCTTTTTTTGTTTCTCTAATTTATGATCTATCAAGTCTAGTAATTCATCTACAACAAAAGTACTAAATGAAGTCCACTCTTCAAAAAGTTCTTGACCAATTACATTAGCAATAGCTTTTTCAATAGGATTACATACTGTTGAACAAAGATTACGATCTAACCCATTGATGTGATCTACAGTTACATAATTTAAATTAGAATGATTTCCCTTATTCCATTTAGAATCTTCAACATCTGAAAGATTGGCAAATAGATAAGCATCAGTTAATAACTTTAATAATGTAATCTCATCTTTATTTAGTTTTCTTAGTGTCTTCATTTTATCCTCCGTTAAAGTTTTTTCCTTTACCCTACCCTCTGCCACAACAATTGTCAACAACTAATTGCAACTATTTACAATTATATTTACTTATATAGTCTTTTTCACAACGAAAATAATTTTAAAAATATTTTTGAAAAAGGTGTGGTAACTGTGGTAACTGTGGTAACTGTTGTTTTTAAAGACTTTTTTAGGATATTTTTACCACACTTTACCACATCTACCACACTTGAAATAACACAAGCACATATACGAGTTTTTATTTTTTCCAAATTGATTTGATTGTAGAAATCCCTTATATTGGCTCTATGGCTAATGTAAATAAACTTACTGCAAGACAAAAAGAGTTTGCTAAACACTATGTTGAGGGTATCTATTCTGCTAAACAATGTGCAGTTAAAAGTGGTTATTCAGAAGATAGTGCTAAATTTCATGCATCAAGAATGTTAAATGGAAAAGATTTTCCTTTGGTAGTTGAATATATTAAAGAACTTCGAGATGAAAGAGAAAGAAGATATGGAGTAACTTTAATTGGTCAATTAAAAAGATTATCTGAACTATCCCACAAAGCAGAGGAAGATGGTCAATTTTCTGCATCAATAAATGCAGAAGTAAAAAGATCTGCATTGGGTGGTTTAACAGTTGATAGGCGAGAACAAAATCATATTCATCAACTTGATAAACTTAGTCGAGAAGAAATAGTTTCTAGACTACATCAAATTAGATCAGAATATCCTCATGCTTTCGTAGAGGGTCAATTTAAGAAAGTAGATGATGACAGAGAAAAATCTTTGGTTGCAGTTAAAGAAAAATCTACCTCCAAAAACTCATTATCAAAGAATTGAAAATAGAGTTTCAAATGGCATGTGTGACACATTTTTGTGCCATAATGGTATTTCTGTTTTTGTTGAATTAAAAGCAACTAAAAGCAACCATGTTTTAGTGCAAAGATCACAGATTGCTTGGAATATGTCCCTTTTTTCATCAAAAGGGTTGTCTTTTTTCTTGGTAAAGCACCTCTTGACCTCCGATCTATTTTTATTTGGAGGTGGTCAAGCCATTGAATTATATGAAAAAGGGTTGCTTACCAAGTGTAAATTAAAAACAAAAGATATGAAAGAAATTTTAAAACACATTTTTCCAGGCCTTTAACATGTTAACTATCGTCTTGCGTCTTAATGACCGATGGTCAATTGACCATTGTAAAGGGTTCCTTGCGTCTTGCGTCTTGTGACCGTTTGTGATCGAAAACGATCACAAAAAAAAGAGCCTAAGAAGAGGAGTTCTTAGGCTCTAAATTTTGATAAGTGAGCTATCCCGATTAGCTCACTATTTAGTTAACATGTTAAAAACCTGGTGTCAATGTAAAGGATAAGAAACATTTTTAACTTTTGGATCATAACAAGCTTTACAAGTTAAACATTTTCCATCTTGTTTATACGCGATACACTCTAACCCAAAAGCTTTTTCTTTATTATGTACTGTCGATGTATTGTCAAAACCCTTTACTGGTTTTTGATCTATCATTGGAGCACTTGCTCTTAAAACTACGTTTTTGGGTAGTGATTCAATTTTTAAAGCTTGTTTCCACATTTTTAATTCTTTTGTAGGTATCCAATGCTTTATGTTTGGCGTTTGTTTACATACCTCAATAATATTTAATGCCATAAAAATATTTTGAATATCTCCAGAATCGAACCAACGAAAATAATTTTTCTTTTGTGATTGTAATAACCATACCATTATTTTAATAAAATCTTTATGGTTAAAAAAATCCAAACGCCTTTGCATTGCATCTTTAACTACTGGAAATTGATAACATCCTTTTAAAGCATAACATCCATTACAAACGGAACCTTTTATTTTTGCTAGTTTAGAACCAGTCGAACAAAGCTTTGCATTTAAAGAGATTGATTTTACGCCTAATTTACTAGTATTAGACAACATTTTTTTATAATAAGATTTTTCTTCTTTTGTTAATTGTATCATTTTTAAACCCTCCAAATTAATTATAAACCCATTGCAAAAAATTGCAATGGGTTATTTGATTTATAAATATTTGAAAATATTTCTTGTAGTCTTTTTAAAATATTCTGGATAAACCTTTTTTAATAAATCAAGTTTACCTTT